TCTTATTGACCTTTCTTTTGCTTCTTCTTTTTTTCTTAATACATTCTCTTCTGAACGCTTATCTGTAAAAACATCTTTAAAAAAGGCTTTTGTATTTTCCCAATCTTTTGCATATTGAGTATCCCTTTCTCTTTGAGCTTTAATTAAAGCATCTTGCCTTTCTTTAGCTTCCTTTAAAAGTCGAGCTTTTCGTTCTTCTTTAGTTTCCTTTTTTGTTGGATCATATTCTAATCTTGCACGTATCATAATATTATATTTTTATCTGTAAATTGAAAATCTTTTTCTTTCATAAGGATTAGCACTTGTAAGTAAACTATTAATGTCTAACTCTTTTGATTTACTTGATGGAGGTGTATATACAGAATCATTAATACTAAATGATTGGTCTGGAGAATATATACTCTTCATCTGTGGAGGATTATTGATTAATCCTATTGGATCATTTCCTATTATTGGATTATATATATCTTGATAATTTTTACTCCCCATTACTAATTCATTATCAATTTCTAAATCTAATTGACTAAAATCAGGGTCTCCTAAATCAGATACATCTCCTGTTGCTTTATCTACTCCTCCTTCTACTATAGATTTATTAACAGTTTTTTCTGCTGTATCTATTACATCTTTTGATTCATCTATTAAGGCATTTGCTTTATTAGTTTTTATCTGTTTACCAGCACTAACTATTGATGTACCTAATTCAATTGCATCTGCTGTTGTTGGTCCTGTATATCCTGCTTCTTGTACAAATGGCTTATCTATTATTGTATCTACTCCTGTAGAGTGTCCACTTAATGTTCCTGCCATATTATCAAATGCTCCTACTTGTTTTGTCACAGACCCCTTTTTAGCTTCTGTTAAGTCTTCTAATTGTTGTTCTCTTCTCCTTACTCCTCCCGCCATAGGATTTAATATATCATACACTGCTCTTCCATAATTTCCATCTTCCCAATCATTAGAAGCTGTATCTATATTAGAAAAAGGATCTAACATACCTTGCATTGATGCTCCAAATTCTGATTTTGCAATACCATATTCATCTGTAGGAATCATCTTACTTGCAAATTTACCTGCTGCTAAACTTGCTGATACTACTGAACCAACTACAGGAATCATATTGGCTCCTGCAATAGCTATATCACCAGCTATATTACCTGCTTGATCATTATAATAATCTGGTCTTTTTGTTGTTCTTGAATTATAAATCATTATATAAAAGATTGAATATAATTTGTAATAATTTCTCGGATATAAAAATACTTATTTTGTTTGAATGTTATAATTATTTTTATCCACTCTCCATGTAAATCTTTATCAACACCAAATTTATCTGTATTATGATTATATGGTATTGGTCCTCTCCAACTATTTTCTTTATACTTTGGCTTAATACCTTCATACTTCCATTGTGTAGGTATAAAAGGATTTATCTCACTATTCATTGTATCTGTAGAGAATTCTATTTTATATAATTCTTCTTTATTAGTAGCTATCTGATAAGAACCAAATACTTTCATAATCATTAATGCTTTTTCTCCTCCATTTACAATTACACTTATTTTCATTTCCTTATCTTGTCCGAAAAAATTAAGATAATCTCCTTCTACATCATGAATATATATTTTATTCGAAGTTGAATTTTCTGAATCTTCTTGTGTTAACATACTACTTTGTAATTTCATATATTTACCAGGAACAAATGAAACTTCTCCAATAAATGTTTGTAATAATTCACTATACATTATTGTTCTTTGTACTGGTGCTTCATAATTTACAAATACTTGATTCCTTATTACACTAGAAACTTCATACTTTAAATCATTAATAGATTGTACATTATTAGTTGAGGTATGTGCCATATAACAAGTTGCATTATCATAATAAGCATATCCTTCTTTCACATCTATTCCTTGATAAAATTTTATTAATCCTTTTATTTTAAAATATGAAGTAGGTGTTCCACTTTCATCATCAAACATATAAGACCATTGATTTATTGATTGAACGTAAACTGTTTCATAATTTACATATGATTTAGAACTACTATATATTTTATAATCTAATAATGTGCCCCCTTTTAAAATCATATATTCAACAGTAAATGCTCTTAAATGAAATGAAAAATAAATTTCTTTATATTTTTTATTCCAACCACTAACTATACCTACTGCATTAACTGGATTATCATCTATGTTATTTGTAATGTCATTAAGATTATATTGTTCTATTAAATCATCCAACCAGCCTCTTATCTCCTTCTCTGTTGATATATCTTTTACTCCAAATGTAATTGCTCCAGAAGTTGTTTGACCTTGGGAAATCATCCATATCGTTAATTGACTTTTAGCATCTACTCCATAACAAAAATCATCTGTTTTAATAATGCTTTTTTGATGTTGTGTTCCAAAGTTTGAAAGTTTTTTAAATTGTTTTGATAAAAATAATCCTGTATTCTTTAATACAATATCTGAACTATTATTTGAAGACATTTTTTGTTGTCCTAAATAATGCCTATTTATTGAATGCTCTTGTATAGATACTAATTCTCCATTTAATTCTATAAGCTTTATTATATCTCCATATTCTACTGGAAAATCTTGATAATTAATCATACTTATTTTTCTGAAACTATCATCTAATTCATTTTTAGTAGAAGTTAATGAAAAATATATTCTTGTATTATATGTTAAATTATTATAAGACCTATCTATATCAAATCCATATTTCTTATTTAAACAATCCAATTCATTATATCCTCTATTTACTTGAATAGCCTCATATAATACGTTCTTATTAAATGGGTCTGTAAGCCATTCATCGAAGCTATAAGACTTGTTCCTTACTAATGGATAATAACTATATTCAAATGTACTATTTGGGTCGTCAGGGTCAAATGCTACAACTTCATTTCTCATTGCTACATTTATTCTATTTTCAGTATCTATTGAATACAATACACCATGATTATATTTATAAACCTCTTCTGATTTATCTATATAACTATCGCCACCAAAAGGATGATTTTCTCTTAAATATACACGATGATACATTGAATCTCCTTTATAATTTATATCTGAAGAAGTATTATTATTTAATAAAGAAACATTACTTATTCTCCAATACATTGCAGTTGCTGGATTAAAGCCCTCATATGAAGATTTAAAAAATCCTGTAGCTCCTGTATTATCAAATGTATTATCATATAAATAAATATTAGTAATACAATTCCAAATATCTCTCCCTGGATTTGCATTTAACTTTATATGAAGATACTTATGCTTACTCATACTTCTATTAGAATAAACTAAATCTGGACTTCCTGATTGTTCTCTAAAATAAATACTTTTAGAATTATCAACTTCATACCCTTCTGTATATGCAAATAAATTTCCCTTTGTTCCTGAACCTGCTTCTACATTTTTTATTACTCCATTATATTTATGAAAATCAATAGACTTAGTAGTGCCAGAATTAGCTGTATTATAATCTAGAATATGCTTATGTTTAATATTATCATAAGTATAATAAATATTTTCATATTTAAAAATAGTTTCTATTACAACATTTGTATTATCAGGAAGATTATTTATTAAATCAAATATATGATCTGGTGCATATATAGCCATTTCATCAGGAACACATTCTATTCCTCGTTGATATCTATTTGCCTTATCAACTTCTCCAGATACATTTAATTCATATTCTGTAATAGGGAATACTTTATATATATCTATAGTCTCTACCCCTGATACATCATATTTTAGACCTGTAAAATATCTTGATCCTAATTTAATAATGCCTGGTGAAATACAAGGAATTTCCCCATCTAACGAATAATCTTCTATTGTAGGAGATGATGTAGAACCTGATAAATCCACAACCATTTTAGACATAGGAACAGATAATCCTTGATAAATTAAATTTTCTATTTTCTTTCCTCGTACATAATAAAATCCAATAACATTAGAAAAATCATAATCAGTATTAGACAATAAACTAATAGCAGAAAAATTATTGAATTTTATTCCCATAGGTTTCCTAGAATCTATTAATCCTAATGTAGCGTTAGTTGGGTTAACAGCAGGAAATCTATATAATCCTTTTACTTCCCCATATTTAGATAATTCATCAAAACCTGTAGCAGAATCCCAATAATCACCTCCATTAATAGGAAATACTTCTGTTTCAAATCCTCCTTTTAAAATAAATACAACTCCAAATGGTACTATTTCTCCTCTAAAATATTGTGTAAAATCATATGTTATTTGTCCTTCTGAAATAGATAATCTTTTATGTTGATAATTATTAGAACATAAATCAGAATATTTACATGCATCATTAATGGTTGTACCTACATGATAAGAAGCAGTTATATTTTTTGCATATTCAGATAATGCCATTTTATCATATTGAAATCCTTTCCAATTTCCTCCATAATATCTTGATTTAACTATTGTATGCGTTTTATTAGTATTAGAAGTAGGAAGTGAAAACAATATCTCCTCTTTTGGTAATGATATTTTATCTTCAAATCCTGTAATTACTGTATCATTTCCATTACTAAAAGTTTCTATCTTATATAATTTGTTTATTAAATAAGAATCATAAATAATACCACTTGTTTCTGTATAAGATTTTCTTATTACAGCTATCTCTATATATTTAAAAGATAAATCTAATGTTGAATAAGGAATATTAATTGTAATATTTGACGATGTATTATTACTATGTTTATATACATCTTCTTCTGGAACACCTGCTGAAATGTAAATATCCCCTAAATTACCTACTACAATAGGATACATCTGCCCTAAGAAGTTAGTTCTATTAAAATTTGAATCTACATACCTAAAATATAATTCGTAGTTGCCAGGCTTTAAATTGCCTCCATTATTTAATCCTTTGAATATTGGGTCTATATTTTTTTCTGAACTTACTATATGGTTCATAGAATTACCAAAATGAGAATTATTTATTAATTGACCATTAGTTGAACCATTATAAATATTAAATCCATTATTAATAACTATATTTGGATTATTATAATCACTTATATAAAGATTAACAGAGCTATCTTTTATTTCCTTAATAATTAATTCTATTTCGTGATTAGTAGTATATCCAAATTTATCCGTTTTTAAATCTACAACAGAACTTCCATTATAATAATTATGTAAAGGCTTATATGTCTTTTCAAATTCAGTATTTGTTTCAGACCATGTTTTAGGTGAAGGATAACAACCTATTTCTGTAAATCCATTATTAGTCTTGTTTACAGATATTAAATATATTATTCCTTTATATTCTTTTGCCCCTATAACAATATAATCACTATTAACACTAAATGCTTCCTCATTACTATTCATAGGAATAATAAGAAAACCTTGATCTCCTGTATTTACTATTCTTATATTAATAGTTGGAAATGTCCATTCTGTATTTTTATAAAAAGAATAATCTTTAAATTTCTTTACACCTCCTGTAAATTTATTAACCGCTTTCATTAACTATAATATTTATGTAATAAACCTCTTTGTGCTGCTACTGGTAACATATTAAATCTTATTGCATCAATCTTATTATGATGCTCATGGTCTTTATGACTCCAACCTTGTTTTATAGCTGTTACTTGATTACTGAATTTTTGATCATACAATAAAAATTTATTATATGGTGCTCTATCTATTAAAAAATCATCTTCTACTATATTCTTAATACAAAATGTTGTTAATGCAGGAATATGATCTGTTCGTATCATAGGATTTCCTTCATCATCTACAAATAGCCCTATATAGCTCATATAAACACTTTCTCTTTTCCCTGATACTTTTATCCTGTTGGACCCTATTAAGACGTAATCTACAACATTATTGTCCTTATCATAAACATTTAATATTCTTGAATTATTACATGGGATTATTGCTTGAAGAGTTTCTTGATCTACTTGTAATTCTGCATCAATATATGTTCTCATAGTATCTGCATCTTTAATGTAATTAATCTCACAATCAAAACACATCTCTATTATATCACTTTTATTGATAGTTTTGTTTTTGAATTTTCCTATTATTCTGTGATATATAATATCTGGGCTTGTGAATATATCTTGCATAATTTATCGCTTTAAATTTTTCTCTATAATAATTGTTCATTAATATCTTAAATCTAGCTACTATGTTTTTATGTAAAAAAGCAACATATCCTAATCTTATCTTTCGATAAAAAGAACCTCTTCTTTCTACCTTAACTTCATAATAATATTTCTGAAGCTTATCTCTATCTCTTATAAGTTTAGCCTCTAAATGAAAACTTAAATATCCATCTCCTTTGCCTAAAACTACTTTATTATTCTTTTGTATTTCATCAAAGATATTTAAAACAAAAAAAGAAACATATTGACGTATAAACCTATACATAACATATTTCTTACTCCTTGTTGTTTTATGTGATACAGAACCAAATCCTGGCAATATTTTCTTCCATTCTTCATAAGTATAATAATTCTGTACTTCTTCAATTATATCTACTAAATCTACTATCTCATCTTTACCGTTAATTCTTATTTTTACATAATCTTTTGATTCAAGATTATTCATTAATATTTTTGTCTTCTTTACGTAAAAATTTTTCGAGCCAACGTCCATTGTAATCTGCTCTTTCATCTGCTTTAATATCTATGCCTAAAACTTCTAATGTTTCTTTTTTATGATCGTGGACTTGATTATCTTCAAGTCTCTTTTTTTCTGCATCATTAGGAGATAATTGTTCATCACTAGATAATGTTCTTACATCTAATGATATTGTTTCTCCTGTTAAATTATATTTATGACCATTAATATCAACTATTATTTTATCATCTTCTATTGAATAACAATATTGAGTAAATGGTTTAAAATAATATATATAATTACCTTCTTCATCATATTTATTAAATGGTAATAATATAGTTACTCTAGCTTCGTCTATTTCGTTGTTGAGGCTCATCTTGTCTTATTGATTGTTGTTGTTCAGCTACTGCTTGTTGATTTATCTTTGGTTGCATTAAATCATCTGCTGCATTATTAAGTACATCTGTAACCTTTGTACTAGTCTGCATTGATAACAATACTAAATCAATTAATTTCTTTTCACTTGGTACTGGATAATTATCATCATCCCAATCACAAGCTTTTACTGGATCTCGAAGTAATGCTAATAAACATACAAACTTTTGTCCTTTTGTATATAAATTTCTTAAAAATAAATTATTCCCAATTATTGAATAAGCATGAGAATATTTTGTAAACATTCTACTATTTAATGTAGCAAATCTGCCCCATTCAAACCTATCAAATCCATTAACACCTGACTTATCTCCTACATATTTCAAATCAAGGTCGTCAACCCTTGTCACAAGTTGTGGCAGCTTCACCCTGAACATATCTAATGTTTTTGATACTTCGGTACCATTATATGTACAAGTCTCATCTACGCACTCTATTTCATTACAACATATAAACTGATAATATTGCTTATTTATTTTCCTTGTATTAATATACTCTTCTCTTATTAATGTTTCTCTTACATCATTCATAAAAGAATAAATAAGCTCATTAATTACAGGATAATCATCAGTAACATTAAATGCTGAATGACGTTCTTTTATTTTATAAATAATTTGCTTTACAGTTGACATATCGTATAATTTAAAAAAAGTCCTCCCTATATTTCAAGGGAGAACTTAAAACAAATAAATATAGAATTATGATATAGCACCACTAAATACTGAATTAATATAAGCAGCTAGCGTTGTTGAACCAGTGTATATTTCATCCAATAATTCTTTCTTAATAACAAGAGCTACTCTTGTCTTAGAAGATTCAAAACTAGAAGCACCACTTGATAATCCTGGAGCTAAAATATTCTTCGTGAAATTCAAAATAGCATATTCAGCACCTTCAATAGTTTGATTTTGTCGAACAGCACTACCCATACCATTATAAATTCCTGCAAATAATCTAAATAAATCATCAGCAGTTTGTGTTGGAAATACTCCTCCATTAATAGCATTAGTTATTGCTACTAAATCAGATCGATAAGGATATGTAATAGAACGAGCAGTTTCACTTACTCCTTTCTTATTTACAATATTAAGTATATCACCATCAGCAGAAGCATATAAACCATCAGCAGTTCCATTTACAGCAGTAACACCTGCTGCTGAACTTGCAACAGCTACAGATTTAATGCCTATTGTTTTGTCTGCTTTAATATAATTAATATCAAATGCACCATCTACAGTAGCACTAATTCCACTATAATCATATTGTACTAATGAAAATAATGAAGGAACAAATGTTTTTACATCTACAGATACAATAGCTTTAGATTCAGGACTAGTAGAAACTACTATCAATCCTCTTTCATCAATAGCTGTATGAGAACCAGAAACAACTGTTAAAGGCATTCCTTTTCCTGTTGTAGTAATAATAAATGTAGCAGCACCATCTAAATAAGCTTCTACACCATTAACTGCATTAATACCATCTAATAAACTAACAGCAGTTGCCGAACTAGCAGTAACAGTTGTTCCATTAATAGTAATAACACCTACAGCTCCAGATGTCCAAGTTACCTTATATGCTTTCTTTGCATTGAAAAATTTAGATTCATCAGATTTTATATCTTTCAAAATCATAGCAACTAAAGTATCTAAAGCTTCTTCTTGATCTGCAACTGTTAATACTCCAGATGATAATGTCACTCCATTCATTTCAGAGAAATATGGTCGTGAATATTGATGAAATACAGGGTAACGATTCATTATACCAGGGAAACGTTCTTGACGTTTAACTGAAAAACCAAAACCATATACATTATCAGGACCAATAATAGGACTTGTATTTAGTTTAAGGAAATAACCATTGTTATGACCTAAATTTGTATATGATACTTCTAAAGTATCATTATCTGTGTCAAACATTTGACCAATTGAACCAATGTTCAACCTTTTACTGTCGCTTGACTTCATGAAATCACCAGACTCAATTGTATTCATTAAGTGGTATTCCTTTGGGTATTTTAAATTATCCATTATTTCTTATGTTTAATTCGTTTAAATATGACTTATATCTAACATCTTGTACTCTCTCTAGAAATATGCGAATAGCTGTATCTAGAATTTCTTTACGTAACTGACCACTAAATTCACAGTTTATACTGCCATTAGTAGAACCTGTATAATCAGGAACTTCTGTTTGCTCATCATCTGGTAATGTACTTTCTTCATTTAAAAATATCTTTCTAGGATATCTAAAGTATTTTAATCGCATAGATTCACCTTCGCGATATTCATCATGTACCAATTTAATACTGTCACCTATTAATTCGTAATACATAACATCTTCTCTAGTCTTCCTAAAAGGATTATCCTTATTAGCAATTTCATTGTCTGAACGAAGTACATCAGCTTGTAACCAATCACTTATTCCCTCTTTATTACACTCATTACCTGCTAAATATTTCACCTTAAAACTTACATTCAGTAATCGTAAATAAGCTGGATATTTAACTGTATTTATTGTTGTAGCACCGTTTAAAGGGTACATAAAATATTTTTCAATATCTGGTAAAGGATGAGGTGTTGTTGTCCATTTACTATTAGCTGGTATAGCTTTTAGTATATATTTATCAGCACCATTAATTTTTTCTGTATATGCAAATTCATCATCAGTTACTACTTTTAATATAGATAATCTATCCATTAATAATTGATCTAATTCTGGCTTAATTACATTATCATTAACCCATTCATCTTGTCCCCAATCATTAATGATTCTATTAAAAGCATCTATATCAATACTAAAGTTACCAGACTTATTTATTCCATCTAGAAATGCTTTATATAAACTGAATGTTGAATCTAATATCATTACTTATTCTTTAAAAAATTAATCATCTCCTCTTTTTTCTTCAGCTCTGAATCAGGATATGCTTTCTTAAACTTAGACTTAAATATTACCCATTGATCAGAAATTGAACTGTTCAATAATTGAGCATCAGTTAAAATATCTAATCTATCATTTTCTACTATTGCATCTACATTTTGTTCTAAAATTGAAGATATCATGCCAGAATAACGTCTAAGCTGCTTTATTACTGCTTCATCCTTACTATCCTTTAATTCATCATAAAGTCTCTCTACTCGCTTCTTATCTACTAATAAACAAGCATCTTTTAATTCCTCTATCCTATTATCTTTTGCTTGCTTTACTTCAACAACAGGTCTGGAACCGACTTTATTTTGATTTAATTTATTATCCCAACGTGAAGCCTTATCTATATCTGAACTATAGATACTAACTAATGTTGCAATGTCTTTAGCTACAAACATTTTACCTTCATAAATCTCTCCACCTTTCATATTAAGAACACCTTTCCTAACTAATTTAGAAACATGAATCCAATTCTTATTTTCTGGTTTAATAGAATTTATAATTAAATCAGGTTTGTTTTTAGCTAATTTAACTAATTCAGCCATTAATAGATTATATGACATATCTCTAAATAATGATGAATCTTTTGTTGTTACTGCTACAAATGACATAACATCTAACATATCATCCATTTGTAATTTATTGATTATATTTCCTGCATCAATAACTTTTTGGAATAATGAAATAGTTGTTTGACTTTCTTCTTCTTTATTTTCCAAATAGAAATCATGCTTACCTCTAATAATAGAAGCTTTATTCTTTGCTACTCTTTTTGCCGCAATGCTTATTAAAACTAATTTTGCATTGTCTTCAAATAATTCCTTATCAAACTTATGACCATCAGAAAAATGATAAACATAAAAAGGATCTATAATGAAAGGAAACCTTCTAGCTTTTTCATCAGATAAAGGCTTTTTACCTATCATTTCATCTAATGTTAAATTATTCATGGTCTCAGGTCTATTTGGAATTATACCTTGTCCTGTTGCATAGTTATTATCATTTATCATCACCGATGATACATATAATCCATGCCTCTTTGCAATTGGTGTAATTGCTCTTAAAATCGTAATACTATTTTTCTTCATCTTAAACTAATTTTAAATAGGTAGGGAGAATAAACCCCCTACCATAAATTTATCTATTCCTTATATTAAAGTTGGTTTCCTTAACATAAAGATTTTATTTTGGCTTATAATACCATTCTGAAATAGAATGTGAGTAGAGCTACCATCTACAGATGATGCTATATTACCTCCTTCATCAATACCTGCTACAGTACCTTTAGAAGCTGGTCTAAGTTGCATTAATTCTACACCGTTATTACCTCCTTCGGTTAATCCTAATGGAACTAATACTGTATCCCAATCATTTGCATATGTACCATCTAATTCTAATTTACGAGGTCTCTTACGCATTGTTGGTTCTTTCATTGCAATTAATCGAATACCACCCAATTCATAAAATTTGTAAGTATCGATAATTCCTTTTTCAGCTCCTTCTCCAGTAATATTAGAATTTTGAGTCAACCCCTTACTTCTCATTAAAGAATTAAAAGAAGAATAAGAAGCTGGTGCCATTAACATAACTACTTCTTGATGTCCATCATTTCCAGCAGATACATATTCGTCAATCATTGCAATCAACCAATCTAAAAATTTAATAGTCCAACCATTAAATGGAATATGAACAGGACCACCATTGCCAAATACAATACCATTACCTGCTAAGATATTTCTACCTTTTGCATTTGTAAGAATTGGCTTTCCTGTATCAACAGAAACAGTAGTTTTACCATAAATATATTGAGCATTCAATTGTTCTGTAGCTCTCTTCATCATAAGATGTTCAGCTTCTAACAAAAATGCTTTCTCTCCATTATTCTCTACAACATAAGCTCTAACTTTGCCATTCTTAAGTTTTGCTTTTGCAGTACCAGAAATAGAGTATTTGAATCTTTGAAGAGTTAAATAACCATCAGCCCATCCTTTGAAAGAATATTTCTCAACACCTCTCTCAGAGAAGTCTTGTTCATGCATATTATATCTTACGATATATTCTGCTCCTTCATCAAATACTGATAAATCAATCCATTCTTCAGGATCATTACTTACTAACTTAACTGTATGCTTCCATACACCATCTCCAATCTCTTCTGGATCAAGCAAGTTATATAAATAAGTATCATTATCATTCATCTCAATAACTTCTTGGAAACCATCCCAATTGCTATCTGAATAAAATACTACTGTACTTTGTTTATATCCTGGCTTATCAGGGTACATATCACATTCGTAAGTAACTCCTAAATGATTTGACTTAATATGTCTGATAATTAAATCATCTTCATCTAAACGATATTTAACGTGATTACTACCTACTGTACGGAAACGATGATTATTCGTTCCAAAATTAAGATTTGAAGTTTTCATACCCTTAATATCAAGGATATAATTTAAAGGAGAACTATCTCTATAAGTCCTCATGATAGTTGGAATATAATCAGGATTCTCTATTCCTGCCTTAAATAACATACTATCTGATATAGATTCTTGGGCGATCTCAATAACGCCACCACGCATTATTTTCATGATATAAAATTTTTATCATTTGAAAAATTTACCAAAATTGGTACCTTGTACTTGACTTCCTCCATTTCCTATATTGGAAGAGTCTACTATTTTCTCAAACTCTGAATCTTTTATACCCTTATATGATTTAGCTATATATTCATTAAGTTTCCCTAATCTTCTAGCTTCTATAAAAGGTAATAAATCTAATAATATCTCATCATCTGCTAAGATATTATCTATCTCCTGATATACAACAGGTCCATTTGCTGTTTTTGCTATTTTCTTTTCGACAAGCCCAAACATCCCTTTAGTAATTTCATCTAATTCGGTTTCACCTAATTTTAAAGGAAATTTCCCTGTTTTAATAATATTATCAGTGTACTTTGTGACAGCTTCTTGTATTCCTAAATTTTGTGACTTAACTGTTTTAACAATCTCGCCTATTTTTTTTTGTTCTTCTAATTGAATCTTCTGAGTTAATTCTTGTTTATCTTTCTCTTTATACTTCTGTGCTAATTCATCAATTTCTAATTTAATTTTTTTAGAAAAGAATTCATCAATATTTTCATCAGTATTTCCAGCCTCTTTTAGTTTTCTTCTTAAATAGGCATCATTAGATTCATCATTAATCTTTTGCTCTTCTACTAATGTTTTAACATAAGCTTCTCTTGTAAATCCTTCTTTATTTTTTTCTTCTAAATATTTTGAAATAAATTCATCATCTTTAAAAGCAGAATTTTTAACATTCGAAATAATATCATTAAACAACTTCTTAGTAGCAGCTGTTTTGTCCATTACTTCGCCTTTTTCTGATTTAAAATAATCTTCTCCTAAATCGCCAACTCCTAATTCTTTTACAACAGAGTACATATCTGTATCAACTGGTGGTGTAAATCCTTCTCCATTATTTCCTCCTCCTTCTTCACCTTTTGAACCTACTTCACCTGCTTCTAATCTTTCAGCAAACTCTTGTGCTGTTTCTTCTGGATTTCCTAAATTGTCTTCCATAACTTTTACTGTTTTTCTAGTTTGTAAATATATAAAAAATTTATTAATTATCGTTTATATGATTATTAACTGCTCCAGGCTGTGCTTTTTTAGCATCAACCCTAATCTTCATATTTCCTAATTTCTCTTCTAATTGCAGCTCTAATAGCCTTATTTGCTCATCTATTGTCTTATGCTTATCATCTAATAATAACATATCTTTTTCAACAATAGTATCTTCTTTAATTTTATACAAATCAATCTTATTTGCTTCTTTTTGCAATGACAATTCTATCATTTTAGCTTTCTGATCAAACAAATCTCTTTGTTGTTCCTGATTTAATTTAATTTGATCCAATTGATATTTTGCACTTTCAAACTTTTGCTTTACTTGTTCTAAGTAAACTTCTAAATCATTTTTGTATTTTTCAGTTTCTTTAAAAGTTTGCATTTCTTGTTCTTGTGCTGCTCTTGCTTGTTCAGAAGCTGCTTTTCTTGCTTGATTCTCAAAATAATCAATCTTAGCTTCCATTTCTTTAAGAGTGTCAGCATTAAATATTCTTATAATACTTCCTAAAGATAATTGTAATTCTTGCTTCATTTGCATAGCAAGTTGCTTTAATTCTTGTATTTTTCTATAATCTTCTCCATAAGAATATAAATTAATAGCCAATCTGTTCAACCCTATTTTACTTGTTTTTAAAATTTCTTGATTATTACTATTAAGATTTTCTTCTGTAAAAACTAAATCGGAACCATTAGCATTTCGTATTTTTAGATTTAAATACTCCTCTAAAACTTCTTTTTCTGTTTGAGCTGATTCATAAAATAAAATCTCTGTAACAACTTCTGATTGTTGAATAGCTTCTTGTGTTGTTCCTACTTGATCTGTTCTTACAGTTTGTCCTAAAGATTGATATGATATACCTATTATATTTCCCATTAAATAAGATAAACTATCTATTATTTGAGTATAATATTGAACACCTGATGATATTGAATTATCAAAACTTTGCCATTGATTAAAAGAAATATGTTTAGGAACTCCATTTGAATCTACTGTTTGAATATAAATACGACCTAATTTAATATTCAATTCCCATTCATCTTCTTTCATATAATCTGGCTTCTGAGATACATCTATTACATTTGTTTTTGTACCTGCTGCTGCTATCATATATTCTCTTGAAATATTAACAACATCTATTAAATCTTGAATATCATTAGTTTCTTTAATTAATGAATAAGGTCTATTTATTACAGAATCAAATGCTGGACCAAATATTGGAAGATTAATTCTATTATAATTATCAGAACCCCTAACTATATTTTTCCATTCACTTGCATTTACTATGTATTCATCATTTATTATTACTGCATGATAAACTTTAAATAAATCTCTTTTTTCTAATTTATCTCCAGATTTTTTCGAATATGTATTAATTTCACTTTTCTTATATTTTTTATCTTTATTCTTTTTATGAACGTAAATTCCTTTTCTATAATGATATTCATCAGTATTAATAATATCCTTACTTGGTAATATATGTTTATGGATATAATTATTTTTACCTACAGAAACTCTTCTATAAACAGGGGTACTAGCTCTAAACCATACCCATTTTACAGAAATAGAATTAGTATCTCCATAATTATTATTCATTATTTCATTTCCAAAAATAACCCCTCCACTTGGTAGAGCATACATATCATGAGAATTATCACCTGTTGAATAAGTTTCTTCTAAACTTTGCATTGCATCAACACCATACTCCTCTATTATTTGCATGCCAAATCCTTCTTTTACTTGACCAAAAGACATTTTTTCATTATACATTACCCAATCTTTTTTATTGATTGAATCCTCACTTCCTGATGTATCATATACTACTCTAGAAGCATCTATACTCTTTATAATAGGTTCTGAATTTTCATTAAATTGAGCTACTAAAAAAGCATATTTACCTGTAACAAGTTTATGTTTAAATTGATTAGTAGTTATACTAACAAAATTCATTTTCTTTTCTAATGTTCTAAGATATCTTGTTGTGAGTTTTTCCAACACTTCTGTTGGAGACATATGTTGCTCTGCCCTATATTGGTCTAATATTTGTTTGCCTAATATATTCTCTTCATTCAATAATTCTTTATAGAATTGTAATTGACTTATCATTTCTTCAGCTTGCGCTGTATCTTCTGGGGCTATCTGTTGTTGTTGTATAGCTCTATATACCTTTTGTATTTTACTATCAATTTCTCTTATTTGTTTTTCTAAATTAAATGAAGCAATCTTAGTATTCCCAATAGCAAAAGAAACAAACTCCCTAACTTTTAAATCATATTTTTGTTTTCTTACTTCATCACTATCAATAAATACAGAATATTTAAAAGGACGTATTGTTTTCTTTGATACAAGTAAATTAATATATTTCCTTTGTAATGGAATATGTCTATCTTGTGTTGGTAATGAAAACTTTCCTATTTTTGTTAAATAAGCAAATCTTTCTTCAAAATCATAATTATATCTTTTCCAATAAGATATTTCTTCTTTATTCTTTACAGAATTATTTTCGGTTATGCTTTTAGCTATGCCTTTTATCCAATCAGTCTTTTTATCTTTCATATTGATTTAATCTATGCAAATACCTGAATTAATCCGTTTGGTGTTTGCTTGTAATAAAAATGATGTTTTGTACTCTTATTTCTTTTATCTGTAGTAGAATATGCTACTCGTTTCTCATGTTCTTTAGCTGCTACTGCTGCATGAGCAGAAGATACTGTTATATCACAATTATAATTACGTGAATATTTATATCGAATAAACGCTTTTATTTGTTTTGTTATGAACATATTATTAATAAACTCTGGAGTTAAATCATTAGACATAATAGCCATTACATTAGGCTTCATACTCCCATCTATTCCATACTTATTCATTGCTTTAGATTTATTTAATTGTGCAGCAAATGCCATCTGAGGACGTAATGCTATTAAATTACCAAAACCATTGTTTAATAACCATTCTATAATTAATACTTTAGTATGTTCAATCATCATTTCAACATTACCACACCATACACCAGCCATTGCACAATGTTCATAAAATTTATTCTTTCCTCCATGAGCTGTATTAGGTCTCTCCAAAAGTAATGCAATATCTGTATTGTATGTAGTTGAATTATCTAAAAATGTTTTTCTTATTGTTAATGCTCCCATAGATGTAGATGTTTGACTTTCGTCTTGATCATAACTATCAATACCTATTTCATAAAGACTTCTATAAACATTACCATTTGCATCTAATATTGGTTCCTCTGTTATTGTAATAAAAGATTCGCTTTCATTAGTCTCTATAAATTCAACTCCATCAAAAGGTTTATTCTGATTTTTCCATTGTAGTATTCCATGACGTTCTACTTGCAATTCTTTATGAAGTTTTATTTCAGATAATCTTTTATTAAGTAAATTAATTTTAGTTTCTCCAAAAAAACCAGCAGAAGACATCATAAAAGCATCTTGTGCATATAAAGCCCATTGTGTTATTTTAATGTGTTTTTTTACAGCATCTTTTTCTTTTTCTATTAATGCTAAAACATATTTAGCTCCTTTGACCAAATCACTATTACCATCCTTATCTACAACAGAGAACCACGCTTTAGAAGAAAACCACCCTGACTTTTCAACAGAAGTAGCTCCTCTTTCAAATTTATTTTTAAATCTTAAGAAAGTGTCTGAATCTGTAGAATAATGCATCTTTTCCATATCATCTGCCGCAAGTTCCATGTCACCCCCTGTGTTATGAGTTATAAAATCATTAGCTAAATAAGTATGTGATAATTCTGTAGTAAGATTATAAACATCTTGCATTCCTATATCTTCTATTTCAATAATAGTATCATATAAAATTTTAGAATGTATTACTAAATCTACTTTTCTTTTATTTTTAGAAAAAACCTCTACAGGAAAATTAAATAATGCTTTTTTATATTCAACATTTTTTAATATATAATTTAAAATATCCTGTTTATATTTAACAGTTAATTTAATATTTTTTGCAAAATTTATAAGTCCATTACTATTTGCTATTCTTAAAATCCAAAAAGATTTAGTCCCTCTTATTTTTCGGTCCCTTAAATCAGGTTTTACTTTATCTAAACTAGAATTAATATCAAATTTCAATAATATACTCTGAACCTCTATTAATAATTCTTTACTTAATTGAGAAATATTTATAGTAAAACTCCTAACGCCTCCTGGCAAAATATTAATACTTACACTTCCATCTGTATCATATAATCCACCTATTAATTCTTTTATTGAATTTTCATTATATTTATTAATATCTATAGGTAATCTTTTTTTTGATTTTGTTTGACCATATATTCCAAGTTCTCTTAATTGTTTTGTAATACCCTTTATCCGTATTTCTTTATATTGTCTATTATCTTTAGTTGTATATTCTTTTTCAACAACTGTTTCAAAATTATTTTCAATATAATCTAATACCCCTGCATCACAATTAGAAATAACAGGAGTTTTATTAAATCCATAACTACCATCTCCTATTAATTGTCCAACTACTCTAGGATTCCACATAGATTTATTACCAAACATTCCAGAAAGACTACTTAATGTTAAATAATCTCCAACTTGTAAATCTTTAGCTTCTTTCCATATTAAACGCTTCATCCTTTTAATATTCTTTCTTTTTCCATTAATCATTTCTCTTTTAGCATAAAATATATTTTTAGATGTCATAAAAAATGGATGGTCAAAACTACATTCAATTTCTCTACCATATCTTGTCTTAATTCTAAAACATTGTTTTTTTTGTGGAGGATTATAATTTATCACTTTATCTTTAAAATATCCTTCAGATGAATATCCTATTATGCCATTAAGTTTTTCTAATGACTCTATATTTACTTTACTTCCATCATTTTGATAAACTTTAGTTCCTTTACATACACAACCAATAAATGTCTGATATCCATAACGTCTTCCTTTTGTGACTATAGATGGTTCAACAAACATTCTAACAGATTCAACAAGCCCTTTAGCCCATTTACCTACCTCTTCATAAACAACCCAATAAGGTACAAGTCTAGATAATACTTGATCATTGCCTGACCCTGCTGTATATGCTGTTATTCTACTCTTATAATATTTAGCAACTAATCTATGTTTTGTTTTACTATTTATACTAAATGCTTTATAAAATTGAGTGTTTTTTACTAATTCTATTCCATCTACTGCTGTAGCAAAAAGTTCATCTGCATCTTCATCATTACCTGCTACTATAACATTATTAGAAGCTCTTACGAATAAATAATTATATCCTAATATTCCTCCAGCACTACTTTTTGAATAACCTAATTGACGTGCTTTAAGTTCAGTATTATCTTTACCCCATCTTTCTTGTAATCTTATTCTTCCAAATTTTAAATAATCTAAATCAGTAAAATCTGGAGGTAAAATATCTTTTCTTCCTGTTTCTGGATCATCATTATACATCTTAAAAAAATTAAGATAAAAATAATGTCTTCCTGTTATAGCTAAACTTCCTTGTGGAGCAAATATATCAACATCATTAAGATATACTGTTTCTGGAGGAATAATAATAGGAATATCAAAATTATCATTATAAAACTCCATCGGCTTTGTTGTTTCATTCCATATAGCATCTCTGCCATCAACAATAGCATTACCCCCCTTTACTATTGCATCTTCTATTATAAAGCCTTCTTGTACTCTCCTATATTGTTCATACCACCATTCTTTATCATTAACTATTCCATTATCTTTAAGAAAGGTTTTTAATTGTTTTTCATTATCTGGAATATCATTAACATCATGATAAAATAAATCAGTCTCAAAAGGCATATCTACCTTTGTGGCAACTGGTGAAAATCTATGTGTATTTACAAATTTCATAATTTATCTATCAAAATATCTTCTTGTTCCGTTATCTTTTTTACTATACTCTATTTTTATTTTTTTAATAAGCATTTCTTTTAAATCATCTAACGATTTAATATTACTTATTGCTTTTGTTTTTTCATTACTATTGTCTACAAATTGATCTATCATTACCTTTTTTGCAACATCTACTATTTCTCCATTTAAACATTCAGTAGTATTTACATTTACTTCCATCTTTATTTTTTTATAAAGAGGAATATCTGTAAGATGTTCTATTAAATCATCTATATCTTTTATTAATTTATTATATCTTATTTCTAATGTACTAAGATGATTTTCAATAAAAAATTCTTCAAATTTCTTATAAGCATTATTTTCTGGATCAAAGTTAGCTAACATACCATCATTTATTAATAAAACATTTTTAATTTTTATTGATAAAGGCTGATGTATTATTGGCGAATCTAAATGATTTATATAATAACAATAATTTATACATTTTTCAAAATATTTTTTACCTAAACTTTTATCTCTCCTAAACAAGTATTTTACTTCAGGAAAATTAAGACAATTATCTTGAATTTTTACTTTCTTTTCTTCTTTATCAAAATAAAGAATATCATTCTTTTTATCTAAAACTGTACCCATATTATTTCTTCTTTAACTTATATTCCTTAACTTCTGTTTCTATTCCACAATCAGAATAACTTCCTAAAAAATCTCTCCTTGTTCCCCATTTAGGAAACCATTTAACTCCAAATAATCTATCTCTTTGATAATACCCATAAATAGTAATGTTATTATCTGACCATTTATCTGCTAAACTAACTTCCTTATTAGCTAAATTAAAGCTTCCTGTGAAGCCCCAACACTTATTCCCATAACTTATATCAAATATTCCTTTAGATAACTCAGGTGCTTCATATATCGTTGTATCGCCATTATAATAATGATTATGAATCTCTGTTACATTGGTTATGAATTTAGGCTTAATATTAGTATGTTTTTCTATCGAGTCAAGTTTTTTTGATAACACACGATTAAACATTTTATTATCAAGTAAAATTACTTTATTAGTAGAATCTGTTTGCAATACAGTTGTTTCTAAATTATCAATCTTATCATTTAATTTAATAATAGTTTTTCCTCCAAAATAAATAACTACAACCATTATTATGAATAAAACTAATATTACTCCGTATATTTGTAATTTAGTTATCATAATTAAAATGCTTTTACTGTAAATTTAGGTGATAATATTTCACAAGCTATATACTCTGTTCCGCTAGGACAGTTTTTCCAACATCCTGCTATGTGTAATGATAAATCTAATGCTTTTAACGTTGTCGAATAAGTTGGACTTATTAATACTTCTCCTGAAAACTTAACATAATCTGTTGTATTTAATATATTAGCATCTACTGTACTTGCTATTCTCCTTGAACCACTAGGTGCGTTTCTATCATTAACATATACTTGAATTAATGTTCCAACACTGTAACTAGGGGCATTAGAAGTGCTTTTTAATTTAATATTGCAAGAGAAATTAACTAATACTTTTTCATTTTCTAATATATTTGTGCTACTTATAATATCTGTTGATACATCTCCGATAAGTTCTCCTTCATATTCTGTATTAGTAAATGAAATTATAGTTGCACTATCACTACCACAATTATCATATACCTCAATATCTGTTGCCACACTATCACAAATAGGGGCAATAAACAAACTAGCTACACTTGGTCTTGTTTTAAAAGTGAATGAGCCGCCACTTTCAGAGATTGCTATTCCTTTACCACTTATTATATTAAATCTACCACTTGTTATAAGATTACTTAATTTAGAAACACCATTTAAAAATATTGCTCTCCATGTATTAGTATCAGTAGATGATATTGTAAAATTAGGATATGTACCACTTATTGATGTTCCTCCACCTTCTGTTAATGCTACTGTTTTATCATATTTATTTGTACTTCCTTCACTTAAATCATCAGTGGTATCTAAACCAACTTCTGAAGCTGTTACATTATGAGGATTACCACTTGTTAATTGGCTATGTGTAAAAGCAATTAAACCTCTATCTCCTCTATAAGCTGTAGTTGAATTTTCTCCTAATGTTAA